TGGAACATAACCGTTTTGATTGTTTATGGCACCCTTCCAATAATAATAAAACATATTAAGACCATTGGGTGTTGAAATAATAAACATCTTAGTCGATTGACCAGATGTTATAGTTGGATATACAGATGTGAAAAACTCTTCAGCAATTTGTGTAGGAATGTGAGCAAACTCGTCTAAAAGAATACAATTGAATGAACCACCACGAATAGCAGAGGAAGAAGTTGCTGCTGCTAAAATTCTGGATCCATTTTCTAACACAATAGAACCTTTATTCCATTCTATGACACCCTGCTGCAACCATTTAGGTAAATATTCATATGCCATTTTAATTCTTCCAAGAATTTCAATCGCGGTTGATTGTTTGTTGGCAAGAATGGCAACATTCATATTTTGATTAAATAGTACATAATGTAAAAGATAAGCACCTACAGTAGTCGTTTTTCCCACCTGACGGGGAAGTTTTCCAATGACGAATCTATTACTGTGAAGTTTTCCTATGAGTTCCTTTTGAAAGTCATACATCTCAAAAGGAACAAGACCCTTATCCACTGCTACAATTTTTACATATTTTTCTACAAAATATACAGGATCAGTAGCACATTTTATATATTCTTTAACTTGTTCTGGTGTAAATTGCTGTTGAACCCCTACTGGTTTAAGATTTGGGTTTCCTAGATATCCATCTTTTTTAGTTGTCATTTTCCACTTCTTCCGTTGGTATCGCTTTCAATTGACTACGCGACTGGTTAATAAGGTTTTGAAGATCGCGAGTTGAACCAACAAAGATTGAATTGTTTGTAGTATTTTTAACAACTTTATTTGTGCCTAGAGCATCCGCAGTGGTTTTATGTATTCCCATAAGATCAGTATTTATTTCGCTGACTGTTTTCATTAAAATAGAAGCAACTTCATACGCTCTCGGGGAGTCGCCTGCTTCTGCAACTCTCATTATTCCGTCAAGTGCATCAAACCCACGACTTATGAGTTCTTTCATATTTTTTCTGGCAGAATCATAATCTTGTTTTATTTGATCTTTTCTTTTAATTTTTACTTCTTTTATAAAAGATTCTGTTTTTATAATAGGTTGATCTGATTTAATCACTTCTATGTCAAGAGCATTTGCAATTTTATCATCTGCTGTAATTCGTTCATCATTCATGGCCAATCTCCAGTCACTATTGTTGTAGAACCACTTATATAATCTCCAGTATATCCAATATCAGCAACATATTCACTTCCACCAACTGTTTCCTCGCCATCATATATGTTAACATCAGATCGTTCAATTATTCCTCCAGTAGAACCACATATATTTGGATAAATGTAAGTTTTTGATGAAAAATCAAAACTTGTAATCAATATTCTTCGATCATCAAAAGTTCCTTCATATTTTTCGTCAATATTTACATTATTTAATACGAATGGTATATCAACATTTGGATACAACTCATTCATTTTTACTGTCACTGTATAATCTGGAGCAAAATATGGAACAATTTGTTCTACGATTTGTAGCATATCATCCATATTTCTTGTAAAAGCATACAAAGAAAATCCTATGATATATGGTACTTCGGCATATGCTTTATAAAATACATCGTTTACCACATCACTTCTTTGTAGAGTTCTATTTAATTTTCTACTTGGATCATAAATCATTGTTGTGATCTCGAATCCAAGTTTAGGTAAAACAATTTGAACTCTGGAGTTTTTAGATAAACTGCTTTCTTGTGAAATTCTCCAAATAAATTTTTCTTTGCTTCCATAACTTAAAGCAACACGAATTTTTTCTTTCACTGATCCATCTGTGTTTTTTCTAATAACATAAACTGATTCAAACAATGAACCAAATGCAAGAACAAGTTTGCGAATAGATTCGTTATAGTACGCTTGAGTTACAGAAAACATTAATTACATTCCTCCGAGAATGGATTATCTCTGCTAAATTTTAACTCATTATCTGCTGCTTCAGCATATATGTCATTTTCTATTTCACTAACTCCTGATATTGGGTCAACAGATAGGTTTACATTTGTTACATTATAATTCAGTAGATAATGTTCTCTTCCAGTAACTTTACTCTTTACTGTTTGTGTTCCTGATGGTCCTGTTACAAATGTTCCACTTACACCTTTAACATATGTAAATGCTCCTGTAATTTCAACAACGGTTGCCTCTGCAGTTCTTGCTGTGTATATTGAATTTGGTCCTGTTATTCCATCAACTTGATAAATTAAATCTCCACGCTTAAATGCAGTTGCTCCACAGAATCCTGCACCCGATATTTCAAAATAATACATGTTGTATTTTCTTTTATCTTCTACTTCATCTATAGAATCAATTCCAGTATCAATTGTTTCAAACGAATATGTAAAGAGTTCACATGTAAGTGTGTATGTTGTTAAAATTCCAAATTGAAAAAATGGCATCTTATCTTCAACATAATTTATTTCAAATAAACTTTTATTGAATGGAAAGTAAATTAAATCGCCTTCTCGTGGAACTTTCACAATATCATTTTTATTTGCCACTTCTTCATCAAATCTTCTTTTTGCTACTTGTAAAGTTACTTTATCTGTAATGTTAATACCAAATTTATTAATTATATTCATTTGACCAGCAAATGCAGTTACATTTTGAATATACATTTCTATAGTGTATACATCTTTAAACTGAGATATTGGATCTTCTCCGAATACCAAATCTCTATTTAAATATTCTCTAGGAATATAAATCATATCTCTACCCATAGTTCTGATTGTTTCTACAGTCAAATCTGTGAGTAGATCTTGTTCTCCAACATATTCCCTGAAGTATGGATTTGTTGCCATTTGTTATCCGATCATGAAATCTACTGGCAATTCATATGATCTTTCAAATTCTTGTTCAATTGCTATAATTTCTTGAACTGCTGAATCATATATCTGTTGTCCTTTAAATTGAATTCCACCTGGAAGCTGGACACCATCATACTTTAACATATTGGCACCCCATTGTCTTTTTACCAAGGCAGTCATATATTTTTTCAAAAGACGATCATTGTAGATTTTTGTATGAATTTCTGGATCTAACGCAGCATATGCTTCAATTACCAAATAATGTCCAGAAGGAATATCTTGTGAAAATGCATCAACATAAATTTTATCCGTAACTTTGCTAAATCTTATACCTTTTTCTGGACTAAAAAACTGCTCAATTAAACTTATATACTGCATGGTTGTTTGATATCCAGCAACGGGTGTTGATTGACTTCCATTTAATCCACGATTTATTCCAAAATAATCTGTAAGTGCTAACTGATATCTAACATCAAACATGTTTACACCAGATAAAGTTCCAAATCGAAACACTTTAACAACAGATACTATGTCTTCACCTTTTGGTCCAGTTGGATCATCTGCGGGATTGTCTATATCAGTGACATTTATATAACCTCTGTCTAAATCAGTTTGTGTTACTTGATACTTAAAATAAATTTTTTGAACACCATCATAATGGCGAGTTGTGAAATATTGCAATGCTTCATCAAGACGGTCTTCGCACTGCTGTTGATCGACATTTACCTGTATTACTGGATGCCCGAGAGTGCGAAGAGCGTATTCTATTAATGTTTGTCTTGAGTCTGGTGCAGTAGGTGATGCCATAGAAAAACTCTCCTTACTTTATTTATAAGGAGAGTTTTTTACTATTTTTGTGTTTCATTTTCTGGATTTGGTTGATTAGGTGCCAAATCGTGCGTTGTTACAGATATTTTTTCAATTTCACTGTAAGGTAATTGATCAATATAGTACCTTCTAGTAATTGGCATAGTTGCTTCTTCTGGTTTTGATTTTTCGTAGTTTGTAAATCCAGGCATAGCAAGAGGGCAATTTAACTTTGGATAATCAAGTTTACTATATTCTTCTCCCTCTGCCACTAACCAAGTACCTTTTCTGTCCCCGCAACCACAACCGCCACAAAAATGTTTTCCTGGAGTTGATGAATTTTTTAAATGTTCGCAGGGGGGAAGAACTCCACCTTGATTTTTATTACCAAAACAAGAAAGAACTCGTAATTGTTTTATTGGTTTTGTTACTTTTTGATTATTAATTCCCCGCGATGCAATTGCCATAGCAAAACTTTGCATCATGGTTAATTTTTGTTTTAATGCAGACTCTGGAGTTGCTATTTCTCCTGGTCTAAAATTTACCGACTGTTCTGTTGTTTTTGGTGCTAAAATTGGAGGTAGTGTGGTATTTTGATTGTTTTCGTTATTTGGTTCATTGTTTTTATTTCTGCAATTGCAACCCATAATATAATCCTTATGTTAAAAGTATTCTTCTAAAAAACATCATTGTTGCTGGTGTTTTCTTGTCAATCAATACAGTTTTATAGTTTATAGAATAAGAAGAATCTACTGCCACTCCATAAACAAAACTTTTTCCTAATGATTTATTCTTTTTTGTTTTACTGTTTAAGTATTTAGTGTCAAATAAAGAAGAAGATGTGAGAGTTCCAAGATTTTCTATATTTTTTGATTTTAAATATGCAGAATAAAAGTATAATTCATATATTGATGGAATGTAAAAATCTATAAATCCTTTTCTATCTGCGTACCGAATAGTATTTGTTACAGCAGTGTTTATTCCTGAAAAACTATTACTGCCGTATGTATTATAATATCCATCCCATAGAGAAGTTTGATAACTTAAATCCTGTTCACTTTTAAATAAAAATGGAGCACTGTATCTATTTGGATCTACT